TACTGATCGCGGTGAGATGGGTTCCAATCTACCCACCGCGATATTTTCTTACCTGCTTACCTATCGGTATATCCTGAAGCATATAATTATATGGGTTCCTCTATATCATCGAAACGCAATGTCAAAAATGAAAATGGACGCAGTTGATGCGTCTTTGTTGGTACTTAATACCATGTCGGCGTTCCTGATCGTCGGCATTGGTACGTTCGACTTGTTCGGCGTTGATTTCGCTGCAACCCTGTTTTCGCCGGCTGGCTTCGGCCTGTCGACGGCGTGGGTAATTGGATACGCGGCAATTACCACAACGATTCTTACAAACGACAACGCGGAACTGAGTTCGCTGGGAAACGACATCAAGAACTTAGGTAGCTATTACATGATCGCGGCGGCCGCGACGCTGTTACTCCCGATCGCGTTTATTGTCTTCCCTGATACCATCGGCTCATTTTTCAAATCGGCTGATCTCTGGGGTCTGGTCTACGTCGTTGTCCTCACTTCGGGACAGGCTGCTCTGGGGTGGATGCTATAATGGGGTCTGTTTTTGATGGAGAGGACACGATCGCGGGAATCCTCTGGATTTTGGTTTCGCTCGGCGCAATTAATTGGGGTCTGGTAGAATTTGTGGATCTAGATCTCGTGATGGAAGTGACAAACGCGGTCGGCGGGGCGACGGCGGCAACTATTCTGTACGGTCTGATCGCGTTCGGTGGCACTCTCACACTGCTGGATAATCTCGGCCTCTACGACGTGACCGACGTAGTGGACGAAATCAAATCATTCGGAGGCAACTAATGTTCGACCGCAACACAAGCAAAATCGGCAGTATGGCTGTTGTAACGTTTATGATTATCTCGGCTGTTTTCGCTGGCGGGGCGGCCGCCCAGATGGACAGTCCGACGTTAGTCGACTCGACGATAGAGCCGACAAATGAGACGCAATCAGTCTATGTCGACGTGACTGGTATCGACGACATGAACGGGTCGGGTCCGGTGTCGGTTGATGTGTCGATCACTGGTCTGAACGCATCCGACGACACGCTGAACGGAACCACAGTCGACAGTCAGACTCTCTCTGTTACACAGGGCAACGTCTCGACTTACGATTACACGCTGAACCAAAGCGATATTGACGACTACGACGAGCTGCAAATCGATTCGTCGGTAGTGACCGATGGTGACGAGTCGCTGATCGACTCCGTCGACTGGGGCTCGCTCGTCGCGACTGCGGGCGGTGCCGGTGGCGGGCTCGGTGGGGTCGGCGGCTCGACCGGCATGGTCGCGCTAGTCGTGCTAGCTCTCGCTGCGATCGTCGCGGCGCGCGGGGACGATTGATGACCGCAACACAACCAAACAAGAGTCGACGTGATGTGCTTCGGCTCGGGTGCGCGAGCGGCTGCCGATCTCGAACTTGGTGATGACTAATGACTAAACAATCTGAAAACCCGAATCGACGCCAATTCATGCGCCGCGTTAGTGCAACAACACTCGGCGCCTCCGCTGTTGGCGCCGCCGGACTCGCGTCGAGCACGCAGCCGGCTAACGCCTTTGTGATTACCGGCTCCGCGGCTTTACTCGCTGGCGGTGCTATCGCTGGCGCCGCTGGCGGGGCCGGACTCGCCTACCTCGCTCGCGACGAAATCGAGTCCGTTCTCGGACAAGGTGAGGATCTGTCTGGATACACTGGGAAGGAGGCTCTGCGGACTCAAATCGAGGAGCAGTCGCTCACAATGCAAACTGTTGATGAGCGTGTTTTCACCTCTATCGAGAATAATCTCGCAAATTCGGAAACGGTCGGCTTCGCGAAGGGAAAGGCTGCGGCGCTCGAAGCGATGAACGCTGAGGCTCCCGAGGCGGATGCTGTCACCGCGATGGAGGAGGCTGTCGATGCTTACTATTCGGGCGTCCAGAAGAATATTCTCGTGCATTGGGAGACTCAAACGTCCCAAATCCATCATCATGTCTCTATGGCTGTCGCCCATGCTGATGTTTCCCCGAACAACTGGTTCACGTGGAAAGGTGATCCTGTGAATAGCACTGCGCGTGATATCGCTAATTTCAATCTCGTTAGTGGAGAGAGTGTCGAGCTGGACACTAACACTGTTGATGATAAGTATGACATGATGCTGCCTGACACCAGTTCCGTGAATAATTTTATATTTGTCGGTGGCTCCGCTGATGTGAGCACACTCCGTGACACGGACTATAATGACCTGTTAGCGACTGTGGCCGATCGATCGTCGTCGGTCAAGACGAAGCTTGAAGGGTTCGTCGCCGACCTCTACGCCGAGTACGGTGCTGGCGACATCCCGACCGAGGACGTGATCGACCCGGTGACTGCTGCCACGCAAATGGGGCAGGACACCGGCATGGCTGGTCAAGCTGCTGAGGCTGCCATGCTTGGGATTCCGACCTCCGCCTCGTTCTCGCTGTGGCTCGAACTACAGGGCGCTGACGGCAACACTTTCGAGGTCGAGGCTGAACTCTACACGACAGCTTCTCCCACCGACGGGAGCGGTAACGAGACTGGTTGGGAGGTCGGTACGACGTACGACCCGGCGAACTTCGACCCGCCGATCTACGTCGCGTATGAATACATCGACACCGAGTCCGGCGAAAAGTCGACTGATTTCGTCCAACTCGACGAACCGTTTACGGTGCTAGAGGCGACCGACGAGGAGGGCAACGAGGTGACGAACGTCGCTAACGAGAAGCGTATCACCCAAACCGCCGACGTGACGAAGCTCGAAGAGGAGCTAGCACAGATCCGCGATGAGCAGCAGCGACTTCAACAGCAGTCGCAAGGCGGCTCAACAACGGGCAGTGGCGGCGCTGGCGGGTTCCTCGATGGAGGCAACTCAACAACACTACTTGCGGCGCTGGCGGCGGTCGCTGGCGGCGCTGTTCTGTTCGGAGGGAATAGCTAAGATGAATCCGTTTTAGGCCCTCCAAGCCACCACACCCCCAATCCATGTTTTTCAAAAACCAACCGACGATGAGACTGATTTGCGTTTTCGCTTGTGTTGCGGTAATCGCCACGATCGCGGCGACCGGCGGCGCTGTTGCACAAGACGGTCCGGGAATCACGATCAACGAATCGAACGTACCGACCGACGAGCAAACGACCTACGCGCAAGAAATCGACGAGGATACGCGACTCGTTGAATGGGAATACGACGAGGACCGCGAGGGTTTCATACTCGTTTTTGAAACCGATTCGAGGACGACGATGACACTCACCGAAGCCGTGCAGTTTGACGAGGGAGCCGGCGGCGGCCGGATCTATCAGCAGCGACTCCCGGCCGGGATGACCGAGATATTCGTTAGTGTTCCAACGCGCGCAGGGCAGGCAGCATTGACGATGACAACGCCGGGCTCGATCGCCAACAACAGATACAGCTACGTGTCTACAGGAGTCTCACAGTTCGGCGGCGAGCCGATCAGTTACGGCCGCGTTCAACTGTTGGTCATTTTGACCGGGCTCTGTGTGTCAGGTGCGACGGTCGGCATCATGCGCAACCGGCGAGACAACGACGATAAGCAATACAAGAGGGTGCTATGAGCTTCATTCAGTCACTCAAAGACAAATCGAATCTGATAGTCGGCGGCGGATTGATTTACATAGCGATCGCGGAGTACAGCAGCGAGGTTCCATATCCGTGGGAGGTTCCCGGCGCGGGTGTCGTCCTCACGGCCGGATTCGCGGCGCTTGTGTTTGGGTATCTCGGCGCTGGCAAGCTCGATGAGTTTCTACCCGACGAGAACGGAATTTTCCTGATTGCCTTTCAGGCGAGCGATGATACCGGCGGCGCAATCTGGGAGATTACCGAAGACCAATTCGACGCGATGGAGGTTCACTCAGGCACGCTGTTCGAATGGCCGACCGCGAAACGAGTCTACGAAGTCAAGGAGTACCGACCCGAGGAAAACGTAGCAGTCGCCAACTGGCGGGAGTCAATCGCCGGGTCACAACTCGCTGGCGATTGTCTGGTGGCCGACGCGATCGACCACATCGAAGAAATCCGAACCGAGTTAGAGCCCGAAGCTCAGAAAAGCCGACGGCTTCAGCGACGGATTCGGTCGATCATCCGCAAGCTCGATCGGCGGCGCATGGAAGACCAGCAAGAGATTCTAGATCCAACGACCACACCGAGTTTCGGAAAGTCAGGTGCAACGGTATCCGAAGTTGTGGCCGAAGAAGTCCCCGAGGATCTGAAACCACAGTCGATGAAAGCAGACAGCGACCCGACGAACGGACACGACGAAAACGATACTCTCGGCTTCGACCTGCTCGATGACAGCGAAGCCCTGCAACCAGACCAATGAGCGACAAAACCGGAGCATACGCGGCGGCCGAATTGGGAAGTAAATTGCGCGGCGAAGATCCCGGCGAACTTGTGCGATCGTTCGCGGGGCTGGTAGACGACAAGCGAACGCTGCGACTGCTGAACTACTACGACGGATTGCTACCGCCGGGGAAGTCGATAGAGGAGACGCCGATCGGTCGGCTCATAATCAGCAATGCTGCAACCGAGACGATGGATGAGGCAGTTCGACACGGCTCAGTGAGTCAGATGAAAAGCGCGACAGGGCTCACAGGCAACGATAAAGACGGTCAAGATCTGTACGCGAGAGCCGCGAAAGAACTCGGACACGAGGGATCTATTGGACTCGTGTTTGGGAGTCCCGGCGCTGGCAAGACTGCAACCACGATCGACATTGCTCAGTCGTGGCGCGTTCGAACCGGCGGGACGATTATAGGAAACACGACGTGGGAAGGATTCGATTATCAAATCCATTCCGACGTTGATATGCTCGAAACTATGGCTTCGATAGACGGGCCTGTGTTGGCCTTGCTAGATGAGATTGCCCAAGAGTTGTCAGGCTTCGGTTCAGGCAACAAAGCCGCTGAGAAGTTCTCTGATCGCTCGCTGTTCATCAGGAAGATGGAAGAACAACACGGGCAATACCCGAAGCGCGGAAGTATGCTGCTCGTCGGTCACACGAGAAACAAGACCGCAAAAAGCATCCGTCGGGTTGCATCGTTCGGTATCGACAAGCCAAGTCGGTCAGATCCGGGGCGCGCGACGTTTTTGGAAACTCCCGGTGGCAAAGACAAGTGGACCGAGGCGGGCGACTACAAAGGACTGACAGACACGGCCGAAACCTATGCAGAACACGAGGCGAGCGCGTTCGAAATCATCATGGACGACGACGATGACGACGACGGGCTCGACGCTGAGTCAGTAGCGAAAAACACCGAGATTCGGACCGCAATCAAGCAGGCTCAATCCGGTATGCCGTACAAAGAGATTGCGAGTGGGATATCATATTCGTCGGATTGGGTCGGCAAAGTGTACAGAAGTTGGAGAGATGAAAACCGCCATACGGAAATCGTACCGAAGCAAAACCCTCCGGCTGATGAATAATACTATGACGGACACACCCCCCGGTCATACCTTATTTTATACGCGGGCGATTCGCGGGGGTGTCGCGGGTCCGGGGGTGGGCGTCGAACCGGGTGGTCGACTCGATATTGAAATTTTGAATAGCAGCTGCAAAACTCAACCGCAACCCAAACGGAAATCGCCATGAGCTATGATCCGTCGATCGTCGGAAGGTACGGAAATTTAGTTGAGATATGGGCGGCCGGGAAGTATCCAATCGAGCGAGATTATCCAGTCGTGGACGGATTGAAGTTTGATGCAACCGACGATCGGGACGGCCGGCCGTGGGATGTGAAAGGTTCGATGACGAACGGAGTTCGACCGACGTTCAAATTTTGGATGGACCAGCACGACACGTTATCTGAACATGATGGTGGCTATGTACTGGTTTGGTATCGCGCTTCGGGAACAGAAATTAGAGTCGTAGCGAGTCGAACCGTTCGGGCTCGTGATCTAGAAATCACCAACTGGACCAATCCCGGCGACACTCATCACAGAAGCCACAGTAAAGAAGCGCAAATACCGGCTGATCAACTACGGCCATAAGGATCAACAGAAAAACAGGGAGTAGTTGGACAGTGGCTATTCTGATTCGGTGTGTAGTGTTGCTGGGAGTTGTTGGCCTCGTCTCCACTTGTCGGGTTTAGGTCCGGGGACAGGATCGCGTTTTATCCATCCCATTTCTGCCATCGTATGCAGTACGTCGGCGGCGGTTCTATCCGACACACTTTCCGGCTTCGTCAAATCGGCTTTACCTACGACTCCACCTTTCAGTATCAGTGAGAGGATCCGATTCCAACAGCGGTCGCGGGCAGTTTGCTTTGCCATAGCGTTGTATATATCTTCAATGCTAATAATAGCTTTGAATATATGTTCATGGATAGTTTGGCTGGTATGGGCTCTCTCTGTTTCGTCTGTTAGGTTTGCGGTGTGGCTGTGGGGGGTGGGGGGCTAAAATTTTTGCGCGGAGCGGAGGGTAGTATTTTGTT